CGCGGGCTCTCCGGGTATTGGCCGGGGCCGTCACAGGTGTGGACAAAGCGACACAGGTCGCATTAGAACGTTTGTTTGCAATGTTGCTTGCTGAACCTGACCAACATGTGAATATTGCCCATGCCGTGTGTAAGCTATTACCTACAGCCCCGGTGGCACGCCGTCTGCACGATGATGAAGGCGAAGGCGGTCTAATCGTGGACCTGCCAGGCGGAGGGATGATTCAAAGTGAACGTGTATCCGATCAAAAGCGGGAAAAGGGCGGACGCTGATCCGAAGCGAGCCCGGCCACGCTACGAGGCAAGCAACGACGGGGAGATGAGGTTTACGGTCAATGGCTCAGGGAGCCGGATGGTGATCACGGGGGTGTATGAGCGGAGGCTGCAGCTTGGCGCCTACACGCTCATCAAGGCACTGAACGCTATGGTGGATCGGATGTCGAGCGACGACATGGGCTGGTTCATCGCTGGAAAGATAGATGAGGAGTTGGAGGGGCGGACGACAGCGACGCGCCGGGATGGCTACGTGCGGGCCGTCACGAGGTGCGCGCCGCCAGAAGATGCAGAGTCGGGATTTGGTGGACTCGGATAGACGCAAAAAAGCCGCCCGAGGGCGGCTTCTGTTTGAGCGCTGCGTCTTACTTGCAGGAGCCCGGCAGGTACTTCTGGATCAGAGCGGTTGCGCCTGCGCACTTCCATTCGCTGATCTGCTTGCCTTGGTCAACGTTGTCAGCCGATGAAACGTCGATGGCCACGCCAGGAGAACCGACCATCGGGGTAAGCGTGACGAAATCGGTTGCAGCGAATGTGACGCCCAGGGCTGCCGTGTCAGGAATGACGGTAATCACGCCGTCTGCGCTGGTCGAGACGGTCTTGACCATCTTCGAAGGGTTGGCCCCAGCGCCGCCGACGTTCTGCTCGCAGCCCCAGGTGTTCGCCACGCCCCGGCCGCCAACGGGGTTCATCGTTTGAACTGCCTCGCTGATGGTGGTCCGGCACGACGAGCCGGCCAGGATGACTTCGGCCATACGGGCTTTGATCGTGTACTGCTGATAGGCCGGCAGCGCGACAGCGGCCAGAATGCCAATAATGGCAACGACGATCATCAACTCGATGAGGGTGAAGCCAGCTTGCGCGCGGCGTGCGATGGTGCGATGGTTCATGGAAACTCCAGGTTGGTTAGGCCGGGGTTCCTCCCCGGACAGCCAGATAGTGCAGTCGCCGTGCCAGCTTTCGCTCTGTATCAAAACGTGTGACAAATTACCCGCCCAAGGCTCCATGAGGGACATTTATGGCAATGACTGACAAATTTCGTCACATGGCTCTGACTGTTTTGGTCGGATGCCTGTCGGGCGCTGCCGCTGGCCATCCGCTCGAAGACGCGGCATACCAGGCAATGTCCCTCTGCGCTCGCGTGGATGGCGTCGAGACGCTTGACCAGTGCGGCGCCACCATTGCACCCTCGCCGGATCGGCCCGCGGCAAAAGCTGCTCTGCAACGCATGTTCAAGGCGCGCATCGCATTCATGGCGCAGTGCGACACCGGGCGCGGCACGCTGGATCGGTGCCAGGAGCAAGCCGACCTCTACATCTGGGCCGGCATCTCTCGTGACTTCAGTTGGACTGTTATCCACCTGGACCAGCCACTTCCCCCACCAGCACAGCGACGCTGACCTCGAAGCGGGCCGCCAGGCGGCGTAGGTCCGTCAGCTTCGGCGTCTGGTCGCCGACCTCCCATCGAATGATCGTCCGCTCTGCCACGTCCAGCTCGGAGGCTAGCTGCTTCTGACTGAGGCCGGCGCGTGCGCGTAGGTCGCGCAGCACGTAGCACATGGGATCGGGTTCGCTCATCCAACAACGATAGCCGAGGGGCTATCCCTCCTTTTGGGGACGGCTGAAAAATATTTCTAGCGAATCGCTTGCTTAGTTCTAGCGAATCGCTATGATTCATCCCAAGCGCTGAGTGGTTCGGCGCCGAAAGGATGTGAAGTGAACAGCATCACCCTAGTTCCCAAGGCGAAGCCGGCCCCTCTGCCCGAAGTGGAAGCGCAAGAGATGGCGCACGACCTGGACAACTTGCTGGTCGACGAGCTGCCCGGATTGGTCGGAGAAGCGATCTTCGAGCAGGCGGTCAAGGACTCGAACTTCGGAGCGCTGTCTTGAACGCCCGCCGCTATCCCCGCACCACCGACGAAGCGTTCGGCCCGTACCAGCGCAGCAGCCAGTGCGTGATCGAGCCCATGCCCGATGCGAACAAGCACCGCGCTGCCGATCTGGCGCTCTACATCGTCGGCGTGATCGGGGTCATCGCCGCCATCGTCTTCAACAACTACAGCTAAGGAGCAGCCATGAACATCGGCGGCAAATACAACTGGCGGAACCAGCCAGAGCGCTTGGTCTACCTCGGGCGCAACTGGAGCGGCAACGGCTTCTGGCACCAGTTCGCCAAGGTCGATTCGCCGGCCATCGTCTGGTGCGAAGTGCTGGACGACGACCTGCCGATGATCGAGGAAACGCAACCAGAGCCGACCTACACGGCATGTGGTGGATGCGGAGCAACGAAGCCTAGCCAACGCTGCATTGGATGCCTGCACCCATTCGAGGGCGGTGAAGCATGACCGCCGCCATCCGCCCCATTAGCACCGGCCGTCAGTGGGCAGATCGCCCCGCAGTCGACACCCGCGTAAGCCGTGCGGAGCAAGACGACCAGATGCCAGCGGTCGGCGCTCCCGATACGTGGCTGGTTGTCCTGCTGTGCCTCTCCCCAATCTTGACCATCGGATTCGTTTCGCTGGTCGCCCTTCTCTCTCGTTAAGGAGCCCAACCGTGAGCACTGAACTTTCCGCCCGAACCAATCAGTTCGACCTCAGCCCGCAGACGTTCGAGCAGGCGCTGACCTTCAGCAACTACCTGGCCGACAGCGACATGGTGCCGAAGGACTTCAAGGGCAAGCCCGCGAACTGCCTGATCGCTATGCAATGGGGCGCCGAGCTGGGCCTGAAGCCGCTCCAGGCGCTGCAGAACCTCGCGATCATCAACGGCCGGCCCTCGCTGTGGGGCGATGCGGTTATCGCCCTGGTGCGCGGCAGTGCCCTCTGCGAATACGTCGTCGAGGAAGACGACGGCAGCCGCGCGGTGTGCAAGGTCAAGCGCCGAGGCGAACCCGAGCAGACCCGCACCTTCAGCATGGAAGACGCGAAGGCGGCCGGCCTGGCAGGGAAGCAAGGCCCGTGGTCGCAGTACCCGAAGCGCATGCGCCAGATGCGCGCCCGCGCCTTCGCCCTGCGCGACGTGTTCCCCGACGTGCTGCGCGGCCTGCCGGTGGCCGAGGAACTGATGGACATCCCGAGCGAGAAGCACATGGGCGTGGCCGAGGTTGTCGCGCCGCAGACCTACCCGGCTGACCAGTTCGACAAGAACCTCCCCGTGTGGCGCCAGGTCATCGCCTCTGGCCGCAAGACCGCCGACGACATCATCAACATGGCTCAGACGAAGTTCCCGCTGACCGATGAGCAGAAGCAGGCTATCTGCCTGGTTGATGCCGAAGTGATCGACAACAGCGCCGGCGAAGTGATCGACGCCGAAGGAGCCGCAGAATGAAAGTCCTGAACCTCATCCAAGGCACGCCGGAATGGCATGCCCACCGCGCCACGCACTTCAACGCCAGCGACGCGCCGGCAATGATGGGCTGCTCGCCCTACAAGAACCGGACCCAGCTGCTGCAGGAGATGAAGACCGGCATCACGGCCGAGGTCGACGCCAACACGCAGCGCCGTTTCGATGACGGCCACCGCTTCGAGGCACTGGCCCGCCCGCTGGCCGAGCAGATCATCGGCGAAGACCTGTATCCGGTGACCGGCAGCGAAGGCGAGCTGTCTGCATCGTTCGACGGCCTGACCATGAGTGAGGACATCGGCTTCGAGCACAAGACGCTGAACGACCAGCTGCGCGCCGCGCTGATCTCGGATGCCGGCGCCGACGCCCTCCCCTTGGCCTACCGGGTCCAGATGGAGCAACAGATCATCGTGTCGGGCGCCAGCCGCATCCTGTTCATGGCCTCGAAGTGGAGCGGCGACGAGCTGGTCGAAGAGATGCACGCCTGGTACGAAGGCGACGCCGAGCTTGCCGCGCGCATCGTGATCGGCTGGAAGCAGTTCGCCGCAGACCTGGCTACGTACAAGCCGGCAGCGGTCGAAGCGCCGAAGCCCACCGCCGCCGCGCGTGAATCCCTCCCGGCGCTCATCGTCGAGGCCAAGGGCGAGATCACCGGCAGCAACCTCGACGCCTACAAAGTCAAGGCGCTGGCCGTGATCGGCAGCATCCCGACCAAGCTGGAGAGCGACCAGCAGTTCGCCGACGCCAAGGAGGACGCCACGTTCTGCCGCGATGTGCAGGAAGCGATGGCGAGCGCCAAGCTGATGATCCTCGGCCGGATGACCAGCATCGACGAGGCGATCAAGGCCATCGACCACATTTCGGAGGTGGCCCGCCGCAAGGCCATCGACCTCGAGAACGCCGTGGAGGCCGAGGAAAAGCGTCGCAAGCAGAAGATGCTGACCGACGCCGCTGCCGCGCTGCGCGAGTACATCGACGGCCTGAACACCCGCTTGGGCAAGCCCTACATGCCAGCCGTGCCGGCCGACTTCGCGGGTGCGATCAAGGGCAAGCGTTCGGTCGCCAGCATGCAGGACGCGATCGACACGACCCTGGCGAACGCCAAGATCGGCGCAGCCGCTTCGGCTGACCTGATCTACCAAAACCTCACGACACTCCAGGCGCACAGCGACGTCTCGATCCTATTCCCCGACGAAGCGCAGCTGGTGCTGAAGGCGCCCGACGATCTGACCGCGATCATCGCGCACCGGATCGCCGAGCACGAGAAGGCTATCGAGGCGGCAAACGCCAAGGCCGCGGAGCCGGTGTTCGTTCCGGCTGACCCGGCGCCCGTTGCCGCCGTGCCGGCGCCGACCGTCTCGCGCATCTCAGGCGGCATGCGCCAGATCGAAGTGCCCGAGTCCGTGACCGCGTTCCTCGCCTCGCGTCCCTGGCCGAAGGGCGAAGACCAACGGGCGCGCGCGGTCCTCGTCGAGTACGAGAAATTCAAGGCAGCCCAGCCGCTGCGCAAGGCGGCCTGACATGAGCCGCCGCCCACTGGAAGACGAGGACGACGAGCCCGTTGCGCCCGACGAGGACGACTTCTGCGAGCCGGACGAACCCGAAGAGTGCCATCGGTACTACGACGGCACCTGATCCCCCTGCCACCTTATAGGAAGAGAACATGAACGAACAGACCTTCACCGAAGAACTGCAAAACGCTGTCCAGCAGTCAGTCCTGAAGATGATCCGCGACGGCAGCTTGGTCGTGCCTGAGTACGCTGCCCGGGCCAAGGTCCCCGCCGCCAAGGTGCAGGAGTTGTACGACTCCGTGAACTGGTCGACCGTGCGCGGGCTGGTCATCGAGGAGATCGAGCGCGCCGTGGCCGACAAGATCCTCAACCAGATGGCGACGGAGATGGCGACCGACATCAAGCAGATCCTGAGCAACAAGGAGTTGCGCGAGGACGTGCGCTCCTTCATCCGCTCCGGCATCCGCAGTGTCGCTGCCCGTGCCCTCCCCCAAGGAGCCCCGGAATGAGCGATGTGAAGGTAGGCCAAGTCTGGCGCGACCTGGACAAGCGCATGGGCCGGCGCGTCGGCACTGTTATCGAACTCAGTTCGTCAGGCCGCATCGCAACCCTGCGAATCACGCACGGCAGGAACACCCGCATCTCGGTCGAAGCAATGACCGGCAAGAGCGACACCGGCCGCAGCGTCACCCGCCGCTGGGCGCTGGAAGCCGAATGAACCCCAAGGAGCCCCAGATGCATGAAGAACAACTCCCGCCGCTGCCGGGACTGCCGATTCATGCGAGCACAGGCGCACTCGGTCTGATGTACACCGCCGACCAAATGCGCGAGTACGGCCGCCAGTGCGCCTCCCTTGCTGCAGAGCGAGTCCCCGAGCCCGCAGCCCCGGCGACGACCTGCGGGACTTGCGAAGGTCGCGGGTATGTCGTCACGTCTAGTCGCGGGGAAGATGTGCAAGAGCCTTGCGGCGCGTGCAATCACCCCGAGCCCGCAGCCCTGCCGGCAGAGGTGGAGCCTTGGGCATTGAAGATGGCTCTCGAAAAGTCGTCTTCCATCATCATGCAGCTTGAGGTGGCCGCCGAACGCTTCACCCGATACAGCCACGACACTATCGACGGTCTGCTGCAAGAGGCCGCTGACGCCCTCCGCGCCTTGTCAGTTGCGCCACAAGGCGACGAAATCACTTGCCCGCATTGCCGCGAAGCCATCGCCGTGCGCTATCCCGAATGCTGGGTTGCCACTCCCATTGCCGCAGCCGAGCCGAGCGATGACTGGTTCAAGAGTGAGGTGATTCACGCCGGAAATGCTGGCTACGCACAAGGGCTGATCGACGGCAAAGCGCTTGCCCTGCGTGATTGCGTGATGGCTGCACAGGCCGCCGCTCCAGCGCAGGCAGCAGCGGTGCCCGAGATCGAGGCTTACCGGAAGGCCCTGCACTACGTCGCCTTCGCCTTGCATGGCACGCCACAGCACATGCTCGCCAAGGGCATCACCCTGCACGACAACGACCGTGTGAGCGTGAAGATTGCCGGCATCGACGTGGACACCGGCCGCGTTGCCGACCCCTTCGCACCCTTCGACGCCGCCAAGGCAGCAGCGGTGCCCGAGGCAGTGGAGCGGGATGCGCTGATCGACGTGGCACGCACTGCACTGGAGGCATACGAGAACCGTTTCGAGAGCGTTTACGGGCGCTACAACGGGCCGATTGACGATGAGATGAAGGCGCTCAAGACCGCCATCGACCGTCTCGCCGCTCTATCTCAGGGTGATGTGTCGGGTGAGGGGGAGGGATCGTGAACCACCCAGCCCAGGCCGACGAGGCCAAGGGGATGAAGCGCCAGGCACGCATGGATCGCTTCTACGCCGAGCATGGCCCCTGCTGTGCCGGCTGCGACTGGTGGCGCCACGTCAACAGTGTGGCAGGCGAGTGCATCCGGTCGGCGCCAGTGGCCGGCGAGCAGCGATTCACCATGATCGGCATCGAGTGGGCAAGCATCACGCCCGGTGCCGGTCATCCGTACACGCCGAGGGACCATCGCTGCGGCGAGTTCAAGGACGAACCATCCCCTGCCCTGCACCCTGATGGAGGAAACCCCCGATGAGCGACCTGACCCGCCAAGAACTGTGCGTCCGCCTTCGGATCAGCGAATCCACCGTTCGCCGGCTTGAAGCCCAAGGCATGCCGAGAATCAAGACCGAATGGATGCGCCGGACGATGTATGACCTGGTTGCCGTGGGCCGCTGGATGCGCAGCACTCAGACCAACGCCGGGGCAACGCTCGCGGCACCGTCGCCGCGGAACTACTACGGCGGGAACGCCCGAGCCAAGGCGCTGCGCCGGATGCCTCCGTGGGCCGACAAGAAGGCCATCAAGGCGATCTACGAGCAGGCGCGCAGGCTGACCGAGGAAACAGGAGTCCTGCACCACGTTGACCATGTGGTCCCGCTGTGCGGGCGCGAGGTGTCCGGCCTCCACGTCGAGACCAATTTGCAGGTGCTGACCTTCATTGAGAACAGCCGCAAGTACAACCATTTCGAGGGAGCCGTATGAACGACCTGATGACCATGGAAGAGATCGCCCAGATGCATCGCTGCTCGATGCGGCATGCTCGGGATGTGCTGGTCAAGATCCCAGGATTCCCGGCCGAGGCACCCACCAGCACGCCGCGGAATCGCCTCTGGCTGCGGGCCGAGGTTCGCGCATTCGTGAGCAGAAAAGTCGCACGAATCCCGCACAACAGGCTGCAGGCCGCATGAATGCTAGAGACTGCTGCCGTGGTGGGGCCTCAACGTATGGAAACTGGTGGAAAGAGCGCCATTTTGCCGAGTGGATGACGATGTGCGCGACAAAGCGGGATACATTAGCTCCCCGCATCTTTCCCGCACACGAATCCCGCACACATCATGGCCTACATCAGAAAGTTCCGAGCCGGCTGGAGAGCCGAGGTCCAGAAACACGGCGCCCGAGCCAGCAAGGTGTTCGACACCAAGCGGGAGGCGCAGCAATGGGCCAGGGATACGGAGCTGGCCATGGACGCCCTCAAGGGCTCGGGCGGCATGACGTTCGGGCAGGCGAGCGCCAAGTATCTCGCGACGGCTGCGAAGGAGAAGGCGCCTGGGTCCGCGGAGTGGGAGGAGCGCCGCCTGGAGGAGATGGCCGCCTACTTTGGGGAGCATGCCCCGCTGGCGACGATCACGACCGTCAAGCTGGGCGAGTGGCGCGATTCTCGGCTGGAGAAGGTCAGCGGCTCCACGGTCATCCGGCAGTTCAGCGTACTGCGCAGCATGTTCCGGGTCGCCGTGGAGGAGTGGAAGGTGCTGCAGGTCAACCCTTGCAAAGGGGTTCGGATGCCAGAACACAACCCGGCCCGGCATCAGGTCTGGACGTGGCAGCTTATCAAGAGGGTGCTGCGAGCCGAGAACCGGAACGAGCGGGAGGCCGAGACGATCCGGGCCTTCCACATCGCCCTGCACACAGCGATGCGGCTGAACGAGATCCTGGCGGCGAAGGTGGTCGGGAAGGTCGCGGTGCTGGAGCGGGACAAGAACAGCGGGAAGGCTTCGCCCCCGGTCAAGGTGCCGCTCGCACGCAAGGGCGCGGCCCTGTTCGCCAAGTATCCGCCGTTCAAACTGGACCCGGACAACGCCAGCGCCACGTTCTCAGACCTGACGGACGAACTCCTGATCGACGGGCTGACGTTCCACGACAGCAGGGCGAGCGCCTTGACCTGGCTATCGCGCCGGCAGGATGTGATGACCCTGGCCCGGATCAGCCGCCACAAGAACATGAAGGTTCTCATGGACACCTACTACCGAGAGACGGCCGAATCCATCGCCGGCCGCATCTAGGCCTCCTCCACTCCCCTTATTGAAGGAAGCAGACTACCGTTCGTCGGATTGATTGCGCAGATGCAGAAACAGCTTGCTATCGGTTGATTGCGCACATACACTATCAACACACCAACCGAAAGCAGAACATGAAGAAGGCACCCGCGAAGATCGAAGTCGGCTCCAAGGTCCAGCGCACCAGCGTGACCGGCCTTGTGATGGTCGGCACCGTGACAGAGATCAAGCAAATCGGCACGATGCTTTACGCGAACGTGCTGGATGACAACTTCGGAACGGCCGCTCTCATCCCTGTCGCCGCCCTCCAGTTGGCCCAATGAACAAGCCGATGAATGACCGCGGTCAAGGGCGCAAGCCGCTGAACGAATCCGGCGAACTGATGAAGTCACGCCCGATCCGCATGACCGATGCCGAGTGGGAGAAGTGCAAGGCACTCGGCGGGGCTGCATGGGTGCGCAAGAAAATCGAGGATGCCGCCCTTACCCCGAAGGAAAGGAAGCAGAATGACCGACCGAGGACTTGACGCGAAGTGCCACAAATGCGGCGCGGAGCCGGGAGCCGTCTGCCGGACCCCAAAGGGTTCGGTCCATAAGCACGGCACCCATGACGGCCGGGGCCGCCAGTTGACGGACGGCACGATCCACTACTACACGCCCACACAGGTGCGGAACCTGATCCACGATGCCGTCATGGCGGAGCGCTCTGAGTGCGCCAAGGAGTGCGAGGACTACGGATCGTCCTACGACAACGAATGGAACCGCAAGCTCGGGGTCGCCAACGACCTAAAGGACGCTTGCGACGAGTGTGCCGCTGCTATACGAGCAAGGAGTCAGCCGTGACCGTTCACCCCTTTCGGCCGGCGCAAAAGATCACTGCGCCGATCAACGTTGGCGACAAAGTCGGCCGCTGGCTGCTCACCGGGAAGTCGCGGACCAAGCGCAGCTACTTCACGGCGCTATGCGAGTGCGGGAGCGAGCGAGAAGTCTACAAGGGCCAAATCAAGGCCGGGAATAGCTTTAGCTGCGGGTGCCTGAGCGCTGACCGAACGCGAGCGCGGCTCGTTGGAAAGGAAAGCCCGAACAAGGGGCGCGAGGCACGCGAGGAGACGCGGCGCTTGATCGGTGAGGCATCGAGGAAAGCATGGGCTGACGGTGCATTCGACACGCCAGCATGCAAGGAGCACCTTGAGCGGCTGGGCAAGAATCACATCGGCGTGGCCGAGCGGGGAAAAAATGCGGCAGGCCCGGAGAATAAGGGCGCCAAGTATTTCAGGCTGCTCTCGCCCCAAGGCGTCGTTGTTGAAGGTTTGAACCTCAACCACCTAGTCCGCGAGAACGCGCAGATGTTCGATAGCGCAGATGTTGAGCCCTACCGCAATGGGTACGGCACCGCGCACAGCTGCAGGGCCGTCATTGGGCTGCACAAACTATTCCAGCACGGAGAGAACCGCCGCAACTCGTGGAAAGGCTGGACCGCCGCCACCCCGCCGCCGGCTACTTCGCCACGCCCTTGACCTTCTCGAAGGAGCGCATGCTCCCCAACCCAAGCATGCCGAGCAGCAGGGTTAGGAGCGTGCCCATGTCGAGCGGCGGAAGAATGACCGTCTTGCCGAACATGGCCGCGCCCCATTGGAGAAGCGGCGAGACGATGAACTGCATCGCCAAGCCGACGCCGCAGATCCACATGATGAATGGCCGAGCACCCGAAACCCAGACGCTCGGGTTTCCCGCCTCCGCCTTGTTGATGTCCATCTGCCCCTGCACGAGCGCCAAGGCCGCGGCGAGTTGATCGCGCTCCTCCTGACTCTTGTCGGGCCAGAGCTTGTTAACGACCGTGTTGGCGAGGTCGAGGCCGGCAGAGATTGGATCGAGTGCCATCAGCGACCCCCTCGCAACCACCAGCCGACGAAGTTCCAGAATTGAGCGCCGTACATGATCAGGCCCCCAATGCCGAGAGGTTGGCGGCGATGCGCCGAGCCCACCCCTTGCCGAACTGGCCGAAGGTGCCGAGGTCCGTCATGAATTGCAGACGCTGCCCGTTGTACCGAGCAACCGCCAGGGGCGTAGCCGCCTGAGCTGCGGCGATCGTCGCCGGCCCGATCTGCCCGTCATCCGTGGCGCCAACTGCGCGCTGCAGCCACTTGACGGCCTGCGAAACCCCGGAGTTGTAGGCGCCGTCGAACACGTCGAACTTGAAGACATCGGGCAGTTCATCGGCGCGGCAGGGTGTCCAGTAGACGGCCTTGGCGATCTCCTTCGCCTTGTCGCGAGTCAGGCTGCGCATGTCGCCGGTGTAGCCGTTGGTGCGGGCGACGCGCTGCGTGATTCCCCACATGGTCTCGCCGCCCGGGTCCATCGGGTTGTTGCTGTACCCGCCCTCGTGCCCCATCAAACGATCGAAAGCTTGGTCGAAGTTCATGAAAGCTCCCCGGGTTTGGTTGCCTGCTTGCGCATGCGGGCCTCGTGCTCTCGCTGCTCGCGTGCGTCGGCTCGCGCCTTGAAATACCAGTTGATTAGCAAGCCGATGAAGCCGATGGAAACACCGGCCACCCCGACGAACTGGGATGAAGCGAAGGCGCCTACCACCGCTGCGAACGCGCCGGAAAACATGGCCTTGGTCGCCAGCCATGCGGCGCCGGCTTCGATCAGGTCTTTGGTCGTTTCGTCCACGGTCACAGCCTCACCGTCTCGTCAGCGCCTTCATCGGCTTCGTGCTTCGCTGCCACAGCACAATGGTCCTTGTCCAACTTGCCCAGCACCCAGCAGACCGGCCGGCACAGCGAGCAGCGGCCTTGCTCGACGGCGCGACCCATGCGGCCTGAGAGCGTCATGTCTGGATCGCCGCCAAGCAGCGCGTTGATGAATTGATCGAACCCAATGAGGGCGTTGACGATGTAACGTTTCATGGGCGGCCCTCTGTGTGGATGGTGTTCATGTCGGCGGAACCGACTTGTAGGGGTGCGTTACGTCGAGGTTCGCGGTGAGCCCGTAGCGCCAGGCCGCCCAGCCTTCGAGCTTTTGGCGCTCCAGGGTCGACGGGAGGCCATTGAGTCCTCCAAGTACGGCGGCGAGCGTCACATCTCCCCATGCTGTCGCGACGTTGCTAGTCGTCACAGATGCCCCAACCGAAAGCTGCTCCGATGCGGGGGAATTGGCCGTGGTGCCCGTCGCCGCCGTGAGCGTCGCGCTCGATCCATCCGACACGCCGTTTAGCCAAACCTGGCCCGCGCGGGTTGCATAGTTCATCGTCACAATGACGATTTGCCACCCAGACCCAACCGACGTGCTGCCAGCCAGGACGCCCGAAGCATCAGCACCCAGCCGGCGAGCCGCCAGAATCCCCTTGTTCGCGCCCGCGCTCGCGCCTACCCCCATCTGGAAGCGGACCACCGGACCAGTATCAGCGTTGCTTGAAAGCAGCGGGCGCGGGGTGCCTGCGCCATCCACATTCGTTTTCTTGACGACCGCGAGCGCCCAGTTGTTGCTCGCGTTCTGCGAGAAAGCGCGGCCATTCGTCGAGTTGGTCAGCATGAACTGACTCGTTCCGTTAAACGTCAAGGTCCGCAGTCCATTGAGGTCCACGGCGTTGATCGTCGGCCGGTTGCCTGCCGTCGTCTGCTGAAGATCAAGCGCCGTGGATTGCTTGTCCGCCCAGGTGCTGGCCGCGCCTGACACGTTCGTGACCGCCGTTGAGTCGTCGTACCAGAGGTAAGGCGAGACGGCGAGTTGCGAAGGGGTCCACGCCCCGTTGAGCAATAGACCGATGTGGCCCGTGATCCCGCTCATGCGAATGCCTTGGCGATCGTGGCGTTCCAGGTTGTGCCCTGGTCGAACGTCGAGATCGCGATCACATCCCTAGCCCCGGAAGTGGTGGACACGACGCCAGCGGAGCCGCCTGCCCACTTGAACGACGCCGGCCAGGCCACCGTGCGCGCGGTCGTGTCCTGCGTGAACCGAACCATCAGGCTGGCCGCCTTGCCCGCAGCCGGAAGGTTGGTGAAGACGATGCTGGTGACGTTCGCCGTTGGCGCCAGCGTGAAATAGTCACCCAGCGCGCAATCGATGGTGACAACGCCCGACGCTGGCGTGAGCACCGACACCACATTGCGATCCGATGCGCCGCTTGCGGATGTCCAAACGCTGCCATCGAATCGGTACAGAGTGCCGGCCACGTTCACCACGACCCCGATCACCGGAGCGAAGGCGTACCAAGTGCCGCCCGAGTAAATCGCTAGATCCTTCGCGGTGAAGGTGGCCCACTGGGTTCCCGTCGCTGATGCCGGGATGATGTAGATGTCCCCCGCAGTCGGGCTCCCGGGCTGGGCCGTGATGACCTGACTGATGACGTTGCCGTTGAGGATCTGGTTCCGGCGCGAGTTGTCGTTCGCCGGCACGCTGTTTTGGTTTGTGCCCGAGGCCCACGAAGCGAAGGGAAGGATTGGCGTGCTCATTGCGGGCGGCCTTTCGTGAACGCTTCATACGCGCCAAAGTCATATTGCCCGCGGAGGGTCTCGTATACGTCGGCTTTGCTGTAAACCAGCGTCCGATCTTCCCAAATCCTCTGGACTCCTATCTTGGGCTCGTCCCGGTAGTGTTGCTCCCAGAGAATTCGGGTAGTAGACACAGGCTTCGCCTTTGCTGCGAATGGCATAGCAACAACGGCGAGTGCCAATGAAAAGATGTTCCGGCGGTTCATATCGCTCCTGAGGTTGCTGGGCCTGCGCCCGTGATTCGATTGATCGAGGCGACGCTGACCGTGACCGCGCCACCGATGGCGGAAACGTCATAGGTGGAGGTCGGCGCTGTCTGGTCGAAGGTGACGGTCGAGGTGCCAACGAACGTCAGGCGGAAGCCTTGGAAGTTGATCGACGCGAGCGGCGAGTCGTCAGAGCCGAAGCGATGCCGCGGCGCCCAAGTCGTCGTCACGACGTTGCCCGAGCGCGAAAGCGTGAACGAGGCGACAGGCCACTCGATCTGCGACCGGCCGGCGAAGACCACGGATTGCGTGGCCGCCAGCTCTTGCGCCTGGTCGAAGCTCACGCCGCGGTGCGTCAGGGTCTGGCCGATCCACGCCGACTGCGCCGGGACGTGGGTCATGTCCTCCAGCATCACGAACTTTGCGCCGACCAAGTGAGCGGCAGCGCCAGAGTTCAGCCGGCCACGGGTCAGCGTCGACAGCCGGAAGATCCCGCCGCCCTCGTTCACCACGTCGCGGTATTGCATGACCTCGTGTGTGCCGTCCGCCTTTTCGAGCAGGAACGCCCCGCCCTCGCTGCGGAACTGCGCGTCAGTGATGGCGTCGATCTCTTGCGTAGTTCGGTAGAGCTGCACGCGCACGGTGTTGGTCGTGTCGGTGTAGTCCTCGGAGGCGGCAGGAACCGCCGTCAGCAACGTGCCGATCCGGGCCGCCCTGCTGATGCTTGTCACGTTCGAGAAGGAGGCCCCACTGTCCAAGCTGCGCTGCACCACCGCGCCGTACCAAGCCGGCATCGCGCCGCTGACGGCTACGAGGTAATTCAGATCATCTTCGCTGTCCTGCCGGCCAGAGATGTCCGCGACAACCAGCACCGTATCGCCCACGATGGTGGGCGGCGGAAGGGTCGGCGGTGGGATCGGGACGCCGGTCAGGTTCGACGTGTAGGCGCTCTGGCGGTCCTTGCGGAGCGTCCACTTGATGACGCCGTCCGCATACTCAGCCTTCTCCAGCCGCTCGCGCGAAGTACGCCCGCGCAGGGTCACCGCGACGACATCGCTCGGCACGTACTTGATCAGGCTGTCCGGCACCGAGACGACAAGCTCGCCCTCGGCTTCGGCAAATGCAACCTTGTGCCGCTTCTCTGCGGACTGGGCGGCCTGATCCTCGTCGAGCACGAAGGGCGTCTGCATCGTGACCTCGCCCACCACCCGGACATCCGGGCTGCTGCGCTGGTTCGTCGCCTTGACGGTCGGATAGCCACTGGCCGCGTGCTGGTACTGCAGGTGTAGCTTCTTCGGGAACTCGACTGCTTGCTCGCGCCGCGAGAGGTCGGGGACTTCGATCAGGTCGTCGATCGTGATGCTGCCGGCGACAGCCTTCCCCCGCTTGGGGTAATAGAGCTTCTTGTCGTACTCGGCCTTGTCGAAGAAGTACTGAGACCTAGCAACGTCGATCACATCCGCGCCCGTGTAGTCGCCGGCCAGCACAAGGCCAGTCACGAGGTCGGTCAACTCGGAAACATCGCGCTTGCTCGATGGAACGCCGCAGCGGTCGTGAATCTCGGCCACCACATCGCCGAGGGTCATCGGCAGGCCGGTGTAGGTGGAGGGCGTCTCCAGCACCCACAGTTTCTTATCGCGCTGGATATAGGCGTATTCCGAGGCGAACACAATCCGGGTCGTGTGCGCAACGAAGCCCGTCCCAAGAGAGAAGGTATTCATCAGCACACCGGTCGAGTACCGATACACCAATAGATTGTTAGTAGTTCCAGTTGGGTTTGTGACGTAGAGGGCAAGATCCTTGCCCAGATCGACGCCGAACCCCTCGACGCCGGTCGTGCTGGGGAAGCGCGCTGCGATGGCGGTCGGCAGGGTGTCCGTCGACAGCAGATTCAGGTCTTGGTCGTAGGACCGTGCAGCACCTGATGCAGTAATGACCCGCAGGATGTTGTCGCGCTTTGAATAGTGAATCCAGAAGGTCGAACTGAGGGTGGAAACGCCGGTCAGCGTTGCAACGGGAAGCATCGCGATCATCGAGAACTTATCGATGCGGTTCCACGATCCATCGGTGGTGTTCTGCGTCGCAACGTAGATCACGCCGCCGTCTTTGTGGAAGAACACGCCGCCGCCATACTGAGCCGATGCCGTGCTCGACTCGTCATAGCGCCAGCTTGCAACCACGGGCGCGGAGGGGGCGAGGTTCTGCTGAGTTGCCCCGTTGTTGGTCACCCAGAAATAGCCGTTGTTCCCACCGAAGCAGATAGCATGCTTATCCGCGTCGACGGCCAAGGGCCACATGCGGGTATCAGAGGAGTGGCCGCCAGCGTTGGCGATCGTCTCTGTGGCAAGGATCGTCGTCAGAGTCGAGTCATAGGTGCGGACGCTGTAGCCCCCAGGAAAGCCGACCTCGTAAGTCGTGGACCCGCCCGTCTGGTCCGCCAAGATGTAAGGCTCGTCGTCGGGACCAACATCTATGTACGTGCCTTGGGCCGTCGTAGGGCCAGCCGCCAAGGCGCCGACGCTGCCAGCCCCGAGAATGCGCGCGACCTCGAAGCGGTACTGAGGGATGGAGCCTCGGCGGTCGGTCAGGTCACGACCGACGAAAACCATGTAAGCCGTGCCGCGGTAGGCGGGCGTGTCAGGTGCCGCGCCAGTGGGCTCGGGGCCGGCCTGCGTCATCAGGAACGCATCCGGCATCTGGGTCTCGGTGCCCAGATAGATGCCACAGCCGAAGATCCACTTCGCCGATTCGGCCAGGATGGTTGAGCCAGTGCGAACGTCATAGACGAGCTTGTCGTCTTCCCAGATGCGCAGGACGCCGCCGATCGGACCCTCGCAGATGCGGATCGCGTAGGTGCGAATGCAGATTTCGTTCGACTGCTTGGCTTCGCCGCCCTTGCCGCCCGAGATGACATCGCCTTTGACGAGCCTGCCTGACTGGATGATGTTGCCGGTGACCGAGGCCGTGCCGTAGACGATGGCGCGCGGGGCGCCCTCTGCGGAGGTCTGCGCGCCGGTCTCGCCGATGCGCGGGCCTTGGATGATCTCCGGGTCGACAGCCTGCCCAAGCAGGGAGCCGACCGCAAAGCCGAGCTGCGGCATTCCAAAGAACCCGCCGACGATGCCGCCGACGATGCCTAGAGCGGTGCGCGCCATTACACAGCCCTCCGAAACACAGCGACGATGCGGCGCCGGTACTGGTCGACAAGGCCGACTTCGACCACGCGCGACACGCCAGGCTCGCCGTCCGCATGGATCAGCGAGAGGGCGTGATGCGGGTCATCGCCGATGATTCCGAGGTGGTGCGGCTGCTTTGCACCGAAGGCGGCGCTGGTCATGACGACGATGTCGCCGACCTTCGGGCCATCCAGCACGGGATCGCCCAACGCCGCGCGCAATCCCGCCATCAAGCCATCGCGGTAAGGCTCCCGGCCGTAGTGCTCGATGACCGGAACCACAACCCCGAGATCCGCATACGAGCAGATCAGCAGGCCGGCGCAGTCGACAGCACGGCGCGAGCGCCCAAGGTGGCGCCAAGGCACGCCCAGATAGGTGCGCGCCTGTTCTACTAGTTTGCTCATGGGGCGGTCGTGCCTCCGCCAAGGGACGCCGGGACAGTGGCGCCGGGGGTGTTGATCGCGTCGCCGTCAGCGATCGGGATCAGGGGCTCGCCGCGGTAGTGCAGCTTCCATTCGGTCGCGCTGACGCTGTTCCAATGGGCCTTGCAGCCGTTGGCGCCTTCGACCCACTTCGTGCAGTCGGGACGGACCTTGAAGGTGTCGCCGACCAGAATCGGGAACATGGTTTCAAACGTCAGCGTCATCACGCCGCCCGCCGTCTGCGAATCGACCTCGTAGGTTCGGCCGGCGTTCTTTCCGGTGAGCCACACCAGGATGCCGGGAACGTAGGTGTTTGCCGCGGCGCCGAGCGCGCTGGCCGTGAACGAACTGTTAGGCTCCGCGCCCGCGGTCGTGACGGCCTTCGAGCCGGTGAACTCGGCGGATGCATCCTTGCCGCAGGGGAAGCGCTGCTCAAACACGCCTCCCCCGGTGCCGATCGGCTGGCTTCCGTAGACCGCGCGACAGGTGATCGAGTCTTTCTCGACGATCGACTGCTTGAGCAGCTTCGAGAGCGCGGTGAACTCGGTCCAGAAGCTCAGGCCGTTCTCGACCCGCATCTGACCCGTCGTGCCGTAGCCGAGCACCACATGGCCCATCGACAGGTCTTCATAGTTGACCTGGTAGATGGTGCATTCGGCGTAGTCGTAGACGCCCGCCACGATGTCGGCCTCGTTGATGGGAAGGTCGAACTCCGGGATCAGGCTCTGGATCTCGGTGTTGTCGACGGCCATGTCGAGAGACGAGACGAGCGCAGCCGGAACCATGCCGATCTTCGACAGGTACGTGACCGAGCCGGCGCCGTCGTTGTAGGTCACATTCCGGTCGAGGAGCGTGATCCCGATGGCCGAATAGCCGGGCGTGACAGGCTTGATCAGCAGTAGCTGCGTGACGGTGGTTGTCCCGGTGTTCAGGTGCGTCTGCAGCGCAGAAGGAACTGTGCGGGTCATGCTGTCAGCGCCTCGACGAGTTCAAGGGTCACCGCGCCGCTCACGTTCGTGTCTCGGGTGAACGGCACGAAGTCGGCCGCGAAGCGGACGCGGACATCGAATTCGAAGTTCGCCTTGATGACCTGGCCGGTGGGCCAAGAGCCAGTCGGCGTGACCATGCCAGTGGTCTCGTCGGTGGTCACAGTCAGCGGTGTCCCGTTCGCCGTGATAGCAACGGTCGACGCGATGGGAAGCACGATCGTCCGCACGAATGAGGTCGGGCCGAAGGTGTAGGTCTTCGTGAGCTGGCGGGGCGTGGCAGTGCCGTCACCCACCGCCATGGCCTGATCGATTGCCTTGAAGTCGTTCCAGTCCTTGAACCGGAAGCTGTCTTTTTGGCCGCGGGCCGCCCAAAAGGCGATCAGGATCTCGTTCTGCGCGACCGGGTCGAGCAGCGTGTAGTCGGCGGTGAACTTGTGATGCGGGAGCGACCACTCCGCATTGCGCCGGTCCTGGCCGTTCGCCATGTCGACGATGCGGGTGTTCCACATCGGGCCGCCCGAGAAGCCGACGCTGACCTTCCGGCTCAGCTTGGTGTCGATGAAGGTCATGCCATCCTCCCGCCGCGGCGAAGCGCGAGCGACGTGTCGTTGGCGATCTGGGTTCGTGTGCGCCGATCGACCTGGCCCTCGACCGCGATGTTGACGACTGGCGCGCCGCGGCTGGCACGCATGCTTTGCAGAACTTCGGCAGGAACGACCGTGCCGGGCTGCTTCGGGATGAAAAGCTCGGGCCCGCGCTCGCCGACGATGGAGGCGCGGCCCATGGGCGGGTCGCCACCATTGGCGAAGCCAAGCATGGTCCCCCAGCCGCCTTGCAGATTGATCAGGTTGTCCAGCGCATCGCCTGGCATCGAGTTCGCCATCGACGTGGCTGCGCTGTTCGACGAGCCGCCGCCGAACAGGCCGCCGAGCATCCCGAGGATGCCGCCACCACCGCTGCCGCCCGTGGCCGCTGCCGCGGCATCAACCGACTTGACGAACAACGGATTGGAGAGGCTTGAGCCGCGCGTCGCAGCAGATCCACCCTTGCCGCCGCCACCGAGGCCGAGGAAGCCGAGCCAGTTCTCGCCCGTGTCCTTGTTGCTCGTGAGGCCGCCCAGCAGCTTGCCGATCATCGATTCCGGGTCGCTCAGGCTGCCTTGAAGCCACTCGGCAACCGGCTTGGTGATCTGCTGCTCGACGATGCCGTGGACGATCTGCTTGGAGATGTTCTCGCCGAGCTTCTTGAACGATGCGCCCTTGTCGCCGAAGATGGCTTCGGTGATCGAGTCGGACAGGCCGCTCAGGGAGTTGGTGATCAGCGCGTTCGCGCGCTGCGCCGCGTTGTCGACGTAGTCGATGTAGTTCGCCAGCGCCGAGGTGGCGCCTTTCAGCCAGTTTTCACGATCCGCCTGCTCCCGGGCGTAGAACTTCCTTTGCGCATCCAGTTGCTCCTCTAGCGCGCCCTTTAGTTCACTGATTTTTTGCTTGTACGCTTCCGTCGCAAAGGCATCGAATTCTGGCGTCGATGCATCGGCCGCTTGCTTGTTCGTCTGCAAGACATACCGGTCGTACTCCCGTCGAATCGCCTTCTGCGCCTCAACCTCTTGACGCGCACGGTCGCCGAGCCCAGCCGTCGAAAGAATTCGGTCGTACTGCTCGGCGCGGCTCGCGTTCGCCGACTCATACGACAGAGTAACGCCTTGCAGTTGCTTCTCAAATGCGAGCTGCTTCTCGACCAGCTTCGCGGCCTTCTCGCGCGCCTTGACCTCATCTTCAAGGGCGACATTCTTGTCGAGCTGCGCCTTGATCGAGTCCTGCGCGAGCAGCAGGCTCTTTTGCTCGATGGTCAGCGTGCCCTTGGTCTTCAGGTCGGCGACGAGTTGAACGAACTTCGCGCGCTCCTTCTCCGAGGAGGTCAGCTTTTCGTCGGTGGTAAGTTGCTCCTTGAGCGCGGCTTCCTGTTGCCGCAGGCTCTCCAGCATCTTGGTAGCGGCGTCGTCTTGGAACGCCTTCGGCGCAGCACCCTTTGGCCCCTTGTCGCCTTGGAACTGCTTGCGGATAGCATCTTCGCCAGCGGCGATTTTGGCCGGGTCGAGTGCATCGCTTTTCGGGTTCTCGCGACGAATGGTTTCCAGTTGCTCTCGGTACTTCTTCAGTTCGCGGTTGACGGCGTCGACGCCCTTGGCCTGTTGCTGCCACTTCGTGACGGCATCCGATGCAACCAGTCCTTGCTGGGCGAAGGTAGCGCGAATGCCCTCGGCCTCCGCCGTTTCCTTCTGCCGAAGCGCTTGGCGAGAAAGGCTGGCAACATCCCCTTGTGCCTCAGCGAGAGCCTCCGGCGTGCTGCCGTTCTGCTTCAGGTATGCGACCTTGCGCTGCGCGTCAACGAGTTTGTCTGCGGCGCTCTGCGTGGCGCCGATAGATGCAATGCCCTGCGCGATGGCATTCCACATTCCGAGCGCAACATCCTTGGTGCCGCTCAACGCCTTCGACAGCAGACCAGACTGGTTGATGACCTGCTGCATGCGGTCGACCGTGGCCTTGGCGTAGGTGTCCTGCGCCAGCGCGGCCGCGGCTTCCTTGTTGCCCTGTTCCTCAAGCGCACGGATGCGCTCATAAGTCGAAAGATTCAGGTAGTGAAGCGACTCGTTGAGCTTGGCCGACGCCTTTGTCGGCTCATCCGCGAGCTTCACGAACTGCGCGACCGCGTCCTCGATCGAGGTGCCCATCGCCTTGTTTTGGGCGACGACGGCGGCCCCGACCAACTGCAGCGATTCACCTGCGATCTTCCCGGAGCCGGCGAGAGCCGCTAGTGCGTCGGCGGCTTGGCCTTGCGTACCGATAGTGCCCGAGACGGCCTTCGCCAAGTCGTTCAGGTCAGAGGCCGACTTCCCGACGTAGTTGCCGGTGTTGATCAGCGCCTTGTTGAACTGCTCGGTGCGCTCCGTTGCGGAGTAAAAGGCATAGCCAAGGACCGCAACAGCGCCAGCGGCCAGGGTGAACGGGTTGATCAGACCACCGATGTACCCGCCGAGCGCGCGCGCGGCCGGGCCGATGCCGCCGAACATGTCCTTAAGCTGGCCGCCCTGCTGAAGCAACACGGTCAGCGGCGCCTGGCCGCCTTGGAGGCTGGTGACGATGTCGGTGAACTGCGCCGGCACGCCCCGAAGGGCGTTGGCGGTTTGGGCAGCGGAGACGCCGATCTTGCCCAGCGATTGCGTCGCCACAGCCGCAGCCTTCTGCGCCTCTGCAGCGGTCGCAGCGCCGAAGCCAGTAGCACCAAGCAACGTCGTCGGGTTTCCGAGCGGCTTCGAGAACGAGGATGCGCCGAGGGAGGTCGATACGCGCGAAAGGTCAGCGACCGCGGCCGTGGTCTTTTTCGTCTGCGCCTCTAGCGCGCGGGCTTGATCGATCAGCGGCTTAAGGGCGTCGAGATTGGCGCCGCGCTGTCGGCCGATGCTCTCGATGAAGTCGACACCCGTCTTTTTCCCGGTCTCAAGAGATGCGACGTAGCGCTCAAGGGATGCCTTGACATTCTTGGTCGCAGACTCGATCTTGGCAGCGGACTTCTCGCTTCCATCGCCCATCTTGCTCAGACTGTCCGAGGCCTTCTTCCCTTCGGTGGCGGCAGTCGCCCCGAGGTCAGCAAGGGAGCGCTTCGCCCGGCCGACGCCGGCCTCAACGCCGCTTGCGTCGGCGGTGAGCACCATCTGTGCGGTTAGATCGGCCATCAGTGTCCCAAATGAGAAAGGCCCGCACTAAGGCGGGCCCTGGTTGCTATCGCTGCTGTCGCTTTTCTTCGCGCTCGGCTTGCTCGCGCTTCTGCTGGATGTCCAGCAGCGTGACCCGCTCCATCGTTCGGATGTCGGCCAGCATCTCGGGCCAGTCCTTGCGAGGGACGCCGGCCATTCGGAACACGCTCTCTAGCGCCACGTAGTCCAAGCCGGTTGCGCCGCCCATCGCGATGCGCCACTGCGTCGACATCGACGCATAGGCACACGCGGCGGGCCAGTTGTCAGGCCACACGTCCAAAGGCGGCACCCTGGCTTCCTCGACGGTCATCCCCCACATCGCGGCTTCCGCCTCGGTGGGTTCAGGGTCGTCGGAGAAGATGGCGAGCGCCGCCTCCTTCAGTTTTTTTCTTTGGCCTTCGTCAGTTCAGCGATGTAGGTGGTCCATACCGCGCCGGGCGCCGCGAAGTAGTTCTCCGCCAGCAGGCCGACGTTCTCGGCGTTGAACGCATCGGCCAAATCCCAGCCCGTCGCCAGATCCATGATCAGCTCGGCATCGCTCTTGCCTTCCATCGATTCGGCGTACTCTCGTAGCGCCTTGCGATTGCGATGCTTGAACGTGAACTCGACCGGTTCCGGCTCGTTGCCAGGGATGTGGACCATGACCTTCGCTTTGAAGGTCGGGTTCGGCTGCAGCTTGATCGCCATGCTTAGTACCGGGTCGGCTCGGCCAGCAGCGCGATCGTGACCTGGCAGGCCATCAGCTCGTTCACCGTCAGCGACGGCGTGCGGTTGAGCGACATATAGCCGTTGTAGAGGATCAGCGAGCCATCGGGCAGCGTGACCTTGACAGCGCGCGGCAGGCGGTCGTCGTTGGCGACGCCGGCCAGGATGAAGCCGGGCAGCGTCGGGTCGTCAGCGACTGACATGGTCACTTGGAATGGCGTCTTGAAGGTCGGGATCTGCTTCTGCGCATCGGCTTCGAGGAACTGATACGTCAGGAACTGCTGCTCGCCGCCGCTGGTGGCAACGGTCAGGATCTGCGAGAGCTGGGTGAAGCCGGTCACCTTCGCCGAGGTGCCGCCGCCGCCAGTGCCAGCCGGGTAGATGCTGGTCGAAGTCGTGTCGATGCCGTCCATGCTGAACGTGGTGGTCGTCAGCATCGTGATCTTGACGATCTTGTTGGTCAGACGCGACCAGCCCGAGACGATCTCGGCGTAGTCGCCGGTTGCCAGGCCATGAGCAGAGCCCGTGGTGACAACAGCGGGGTTGGCGTTGGAGATGCTGGAGATCGTGACGCCGGCAGAACTGCCGCTTTCGATTGCCAGGGTGGCGCCGTTGGAAACGCGGACGGTCATGATGGGCCTTTCAGAAACGAAAAAACCCGCCGAAGCGGGTTGGTGGACAAGCCCGGAGCGGGCAGAAAAAAGCCCGCTCAAGGCGGGCCGGGTTGAAACTCAATGACCTATCGGTCGGACCAGATGCCGAAGTCCTGTCGGGAGCCTCGGAGCAGCGTCTCTTGGTCGTAGTCAGCGGTCGGCGATCCGATCGCTTCAACTTGGAACACGGTCGCTAGCAGCATCGCGTTCTCGATCGCAAGCCCGATCGAAGCGGCTTCGGAGCGCGTGGCGGACCAGACGGCGATCTGAAACCGCCCGTTTTTCTTCGACGGAAGCGCGCGCTCTAGAAACTGCGTGGACCTGCCGCCGATCTGCTGATAGACGATGAAGGGCGTCACCGCACCGGACGGCGCCACGTCGGGGTACATGCGGTTCCCGACGAGCCCCTTGAGCGTGGTGTACAGATCGGCTTCGACGGTCACAGCGCCTCCTTCATATGGTCCAGCAGCGTTGCGCGGGTGATCTGCAGAGCAACGTCCACGCGGGCGGTGTAAGCCTTCCGAATGAATGACTGCGCGGGCGCGCGGCTGGTGCCGAACTCAACCATGCCGCCGTATGGCGCCTTCTGGCGGTTCCAAGAGACGTGATAGGTCGCGTGCGTCTTGCCGCTGTTGTCCTTGGAATAGACCTGATAGATCGACTTCCGCAGGTTGCCAGGCTGGAACTTCCGGGTCGGGCCGACGGCCGTGCTGCCGTCCGCTCCATAGACGCCACCGTTACCGTAGAAGTAATGCGCCTTCTCCGACTGCGGGACACGCAGCAGCGCCTCTAGATACAACTCCTCCGCGCCGGCTTGCGCTGCCGGGCGGATAGCCTCCACCGAGGCGCGGCTGATGCCATCGAGCCAGCCATTCGCGGCCGACGAGTTGAAACCGATCTTGAACGCCGAGCCGTCCGGGTTGCCGCGACCGTTAGCCACCGACCACCTCGCACGCCAGGTTGATCCGGTCCCGGTGCTGCATGTCGGGCAGAACCGCGTCGATCCGGTAGACCACTCCCTGCGCATCCACTATGCGCATAGCCGACGTCACGCCGGCCCGCTTGCGGATCTGGATGCTGACCTTGGAAATACTGGCCGGAGCATCGGAGCGGATCGCCTCGGCACCCGACAGGTAGCGGATGTTCGCCCATAGCTTCGCGACCTCGGGCCATCCGGGGATGGGCTGGCCGATAGCGTCCTGCACCTCGCCGGGCTGCTGGAGCGAGACGCGATCCTTGAGGCTTCCGGCGCGCATCAGACGCCCCAGACCTTCACGGTGCCGAGCAGTTGCTTAGCGCCAAGGGGGAGTTCCTTGAGGTCGAGATCAGTCGTCGCCTCGCGCTGCTCGTAGAAATGGGCCACGGTCAGGAACAGAGCCGTCTTGACGGCAGGATCGATGTCGCCGGCCACGTAGCGGACCTTCACCGCGTTGGCGACGACTTGGGTCGCCGGCCAGGCTGCGCCATAGGCCAGCACGGCGCGGGCTTGAAGGCCGTAGTCGTCCAGCGCGTAGAGAGCCGACGACAGGGTCTGCTCGACGCCGGCCGTGTCGATGTACTTGATGCTGGTGATCGAGGTCACCGGGCCGTTCGGCAGGTTGATGGGGCAGGAGGTAGGGAAGGCGTCAAGCGCCAGCTCCAGCGTCTGCGTGCCGATTGACCGCTGAGTCGCTTGCTCGGCCAGCTTGACCGCGGCGGCGAGCCAGCCGACGAACAGGGCGTCTTCGGTCGTGTCTGCCGGGTCCGCCCGCGATTGCAGGCGCAGGTCCGCCGTGGGGATCTGCTGTGTCGCCGGGGTGATGACCTTGACGCCCATGGCCTTAGCCCTTCGCGGCCTTGATGGCCGCCGGGTTCAGGTCGAGCATGCCGTGGGCGGCGCCGACTTCGGCGTCAGCCGCGGGCAATTCGACGACGGCGCCGGCATTGCCGAAACCGCAGTCGCGCAGGACGAATGCCTCGACGACGGCCGGCGCGTCTTGTTTCTTGGTTGCCATGTGTTCTCCGTAAAACGTCAATGAAAAAGCCGCCCGGCGGTGAGGCTGGGCGGCTTTCGCGTGAAACGCTTAGGTGGCGCTGTTGATGTAGACCTTGACTGCGCCGGTGTCCAGCAGGTTGCCGCCGGTACGCATCCAGCCGCAGAAGCCGACCTGGCCGTTCAGGGCGAAGGCTGAGTCGTCGAAACGACGCATCTGCACCGAGCCGGCAACGTCGCGAACGACGTACTTCGAGAAGTCGCCGAAGGCGATCGACTTCGCATTGGCGGCCATCACGGCGACATCGTCGTTCGACACGACTTCATGGCCGAGCAGCGTGTCCGGGTTGCCGGCCTGCACTGCGGGCTCCCAGATCGGGCGGCCTTGGGTGTCCTTCAGCTTGCGGACGATGGCGACCGACAGGTCGTTCATCATGAAGCGGGCGTTCTTGCGATACGCGCGGTTTACCGAGTGCTTCAGGTCGACCAAGTCGTCGTAGATCACGGTCAGGGTCTGGCCGGTCGTGCCGGTCTTGCCGGTGGAGGCGCGCGGGATCACGCCGAACGGCTGGCCGGTGCCGGTGCCGATCGTGTAGTGCGTGTTCGTGATGCGGCCCAGGCGGGTGCCGAGGCGACCGACCACGAACGCGATGATGTCGATGGCGCTGTCGGAGACCAGCTGCCACGGCAGCGCGATTTTCTTCGAGCTGTACATGAACGGGTTCACCGCAGCCGTACCGAACACCACGTCGGCGCCGGTCGCCGGGCCGTTTTCCGCCACGATTTCGCCGACTTCTGCGGTGCCGTCGCTGGTCGGGAAGCCGAGCGCATTGCCGCCTTCCGTGGTCAGGATCTCGGCAACTTCACGCATGCCGCCGAAGGCCTTGAGCGAGTCGACGACCATGCTGGCGACCAGCGTCGGGACGGTGAAGCCGCCTTCGGTCGTGGTCGTGGTCGACATGGCATTGCGGATCGCCATGGCCTGCTCGGGAGTGACGTTGTTGCCGTTGCGCAGGTACAGCGCGACCGCGGCCAGGGCGTCGATCGATTCGTCGGGACGCTTGGCGCCTTCCTTGGCGACGTTCTCGAAGAACTTGTCGGCGTCCAGGTCGCGCATGCGTTCCTCGGCCTTGATCTGGCCCTTGGCGCGCTCGATCTCGTCGGCCAGGTTGTCGAACTTGACCTGTTCGTCCTTGGTCCAGGTCTGGTCGCCCTTTTCGGCGAGCAGGTTCTTGGCTTGAGCGGCGAGGTTCGCAATCTTCTCGCGCAGAGCTTGGATGTTGGTCATATAGACCCTTTCAGAAAGAAAAGCAGAGGCGACCGGCCTCCATCGGTTTGTCGTGCGCGAGAGCGCTAAACAATCAGTGCGAGGCGCAGGCTGTTCGCGTTAGCCGCGCCCATGAAAAAACCCGCCGGAGCGGGTTTCTGTTCGGGTTCTGTGGGCGCCGGGTCGGGCGGCGCCTCCTTGGCGAGTGCTAGGGCCTCGGGCGCCTTGGAGAAGGCAGCGAGGTTCCATGTGTTCGTCGCCTTGCTGTCAGCGTTCGTGATGCTGTCGACGAAGCCCTCGGCCTTCGCTTCGGCCGCGGTGAACCACGTTTCAGCATCCATCCAGGCGCGGACCTGTTCCTCGTCCTTGCCGGTCTTGGCGGTGTAGTCGTTGACGATCGAGCCTTCGACGCGCTCCAGCAGGTCGGCGGTTTCGCGCATGGCGCTCTTGTCGCCCCAGACCATGCCGCTGGCGTTGTGGATCATGAAGAAGGCGCCGTCCGCCATCCGAACCTCGTTGCAGGCGAGCGCGATGCTCGTCGCGGCGCTGGCGCAGAGGCTGTCGATGTGGGCGACCGTCTTGCCTTGGAAGCGGCCGAGGGCGGCCATGATGGCGCGGCCTTCAAACACATCGCCGCCGGGGCTGTTGATGTAGACGTTCAGGGTCTTGGCGTCGCCGGCCTGGGCCAGCGCGTCGATCACGCCGAGGGCGCTCACGCCCCAGTACGAATCGATCACGTCGTAGATGTAGAGCGACGCTTCGCCGCCATCGTTGCGGACAAGGTTGACGGGCCGCTTTTCACGGCCGGCGTTGTCACGCAGAAGCTGGAGGATTTTCATTGGGTGCTTTCTGGACGGTGCGCGGGTCGAACAGTTCGGCCGCGGCACCCTTAATCGGAGGAAGGCCCTTGCTCTTTCGGACTTCATCGACGGTCATCCAGCCCATGCCGGTGCCGGGACCGCCGAGCGCGGCGCGGTTGTATTCGGCCTGGGCCTTGCTATCGCCTTCGATCAGGTCGCCGAGGTCGAACCGGACGAACTTTCCGGTATCGCGCGGGAACAGCTTGCGGTTCAATTCCTGCTCAAGCCGCTTGAGATGCAGGCGCAGGGTATGCATCACGAAGTCGCGGGCCTGCTGTTCGTAGCCGGCGCCGACCGCCGAGCTGCCGGAGGTCTCGCCGATCATGTGAGGGGGAACACCGAAGGCGCGGGCGATGTCGACGACCTGATATTTACGGGCCTCCAGCAACTGCGCATCCTTCGCGTTGATGCTGATCTCCTTCGCCTCCGTCCCTTCCGTGAGGACGAGCGGGAGGCGGTGGGCGTTCTCCGTGCCGGCGTATTTGCGCGTGAACGCCGCTTGCAGCAGGTCAATCTGATCCTGCTTCATGACGCCCTTGTTCGACAGAACGATCGACGGGTGCGCGCCGTTCGCGAAGAACTTTCCGCTGTATTCGTCCATCGCCAGGGCGTTGCCGACCGCGGCGCGTGCGCCGTAGGAAATGACGCTCTGCGACCGCACGCCGTCGAAGCCATCGCCCGGGAAATGCAGGATGTCAGCCGGGGCAAGCCATGTCTGAATGCCGTACTGAGGCAAGCTGACGTAGTAGCGGATCGAACCATCGGCCTGTTGGATCGGCTGCACGCAACTCCACGGCAGAGGCATCAGTTCGCGGATCGAGCCATTCATCCGGCGGCGAATCCAGGTGAACCCGTCGCCGCGCAGCAGTTGAGCGGAGACAACACCATCCCAATGGCTCGTAGCCGTGAACTGCGACGATGGCTGCTCGTTCAGGAGATACCAGAGGTCGTCGCGCGGCAGCTTGATCTCGCTATCACCCTCGATCTTCAACACGTCCAGGCGCAGCGTCGAGATGGTCCCGGCAATCTTCTGCACGCACGCCTTCACGGCGGATACCCGCATGGCTGTCACCGAGTTCACCACCATGCCGGCGGGGCTGGTCGAGACGCCGAAAGCCTCCATCACAGCGTCGCTGTAGGTCACGTTCCCTATTTCCGGGCGCGGCTGTCCCCGCCACCCTTTCACTTTGGCGGCGAGGTCAGATAGGAAGGTCACAGTTCTACGAACCCTTGGGTTATTGCGCCGCCAACCGGGTTGAGCGACATGAGGGTGACGGCGTTGAATGTCGCCATCAGCGGGTCAATCTTTGCGGAGCCGGAGGCTTGCTTGGTAATCACAATCGCATTGCCCCGAGGCTCCACCTTCGCGTTTCCGACGCTCCAGGCCATCAGAGCCTGGCCGCCGTGGATAAGCGTTCCTTCGGCCAGCTTTCGCTCGGCCGTCTTGATGGCGCCGGTCATCTTCCAGCCTTGGGAGATGCCGATCACCTTGTCTTGCGGTACGTCCGCTTCCACCATCGCATCGAGGATGCCGCCGAGCCCTGCCGGGTCGCACCCGACTTTGTCCAGCAGGCCCGACGCCTCGCAGCGCGCGACGATCTCGGCGACTTCGAAAACGTCGTCGCCCATGTTCGCGACCAGCGTCAGATCGCCCTGCTTGGCGAAGTCCTGCAGCCGCGGCGCGATCTCTTTCCGGCGCTCCATGACCGAGGGATGCGCCCATGCATGGGTCCACAGCAGCCACTCCCGCGTGTCCTTGTCGCGGCCGATCACCGCCAGGCCGAGCAAGTCATCCAGGCCGCCGCCGTCGATGCCAACATCAACCACCTCGCAGCGGTCGAGCAGGTCGTCGAGCGTCAGGCCCTTGGCCGTGCCCTGCACTTCCCAGAAGTCGGCGCCGGCCCATCGGTCGCTGCGCAGGTTCATCCCGATCTCGACGTTCGCATGCTTCGCCATGAAGCCGCGGAACGACTGCTCGCCGGCCAACTCTGCCTTCTTGAACTCGCGCTCAAGGAACGCCTGATCGACCGAGAACCCCATGTTGGGATTCACCATCGCCATGTTCTCCAGCAGCAGGCATTCGCCCGACGCCACCATTTCCGGCGGGTGCTCAAGGATGATCGGCACGAAGCCAGGATCGACGATCTCGCCGTCGCGCACCTTGCGGGCGTACTCCAGCTTCTGCTTGTAGATGCCGGCCGGCGGCTCGTCGGACTGCGTTGACAGCCAGATCACGAACCCTTCCGGCCGCGACGCCAGGCCGCCCAGCGCTTCCCGGAACATGTTCTCGGCGCTCGCCATCTTGCCGAACAGGTGAAGCTCGTCCACCAGCGTGCCGACCGACTTCTTGCCGCCGACCGTGTTCTGGTCGGCCGCCAGCACTTTCAGGATCGCGCCGCTCTCTCGGTGCGTGATCGTCTTAACGTGCGACTGAACGTGCATCAGCGCGTCCAAGTCCTCATCCTTCTGCACCATGTCGCGGGCCGGCGCGTATGCGTTATTGGCCACCTCGACTGTGGGGGCCAGGACCGAGAACTCTGCCGACTGCCGCCAGTTCAGGATGACCGCGGTCATCATGATCCCGGCCGCGATCGTCGACTTGCTGTTCTTCTTCGGGATCAGGATGAACCACTCGACGATCAGCCGGCGCCCGCTGTCCGCGTCGTAGGCGCCGAAGATGCTGCGCACCAGATCGAACACCCACTCGGCGCACGACTCGCCGAAGGTCGGGCTACCCGGCGCATCGACGATCTTGAGCGCCTTGAAGATCGACAGCGCCTGCTCAGCCTGCTCCGGGAAGATCGGAGGCGGGATGATCGACTCGCCAGCGCGCAGCCGCGCCGCCCAGTCAGGGCAGGCTGTCGACCATTCAGGCATCAGCGCTTACCGACCAACTTCAACGGCGGGGCCGCGGCGGCGAACTTTCCAGCCCCGGCCTTCTTCGCGGCGCCGGCCTGCTCATCCTTCTTGCCGCCCTCGCCCTTCTTGGTGTGGACGTATGGCAGCAGGGCCAGCAGCGCCTTCATCTGCGTCTGGCTCACCTCCATGTGGCCGAGCGCGACCAGCTCAAGGGTCGGGCGCGGGTCCAGCGGCTCACCCGGGACGATCTGGGCAGCTTCGGGCGTGATCAGGACCGGCTCGACAGCCTTGCGGCCCGCCCCCGGCCTCGACCCGCCACTCTTGCCCTTCACGCCAGCCATTTGATTGCCATTTGATTAAGCCCAGAGGGGCGATTTATTGTCCGCGTGAG